AATCAATGCCATCTCTTACCCCTTAAATCACTACCCAGCGGCTACCGCTAGGCACTGTAACAGTTACACCAGAGTTCACAGTAACAGGCCCACTGCTCATAGCATTGTTGCCAGAGCCAATAGTGTAGTTGGCTACAATAGTATTACTGTGCTCATAAAGACCTTTGGTTGTGCTATTGGCATCAGTATCCAGAGTAGCCCAAGATGCATCAGTACCGTCAGTAGTCAAATACTTACCACTGTTACCAGTCTGGTCAGGCAAAGCATCAACAGTTGCCCAGCTAACTTCAGTACCATCAGTGGTCAGGTACTTACCAGCATTACCTGTCTGGTCAGCTACGTAAGTAGCAGCTTCAGTAGCACTAGCAGCAGCAGCTGTAGCACTATTAGATGCATTGGTAGCTGATGTAGCAGCAGCACTGGCTGAGTTAGATGCATTGGTAGCACTGGTGCTTGCTGAAGAAGCTGAATTAGACGCACTTGTAGCTGACGTAGCAGCATTAGATGCACTTGTAGCAGCAGCACTAGCTGAACTAGCAGCATTGCTCTCAGACGTTGCAGCATTGGATGCACTTGTAGCAGCAGCTGATGCACTGCTAGAGGCACTAGAAGCACTGCTAGAAGCTGACGATGCACTAGAGGCAGCAGCAGTCTCACTGGCAGCTGCGTTAGTTGCACTGGTGCTTGCAGCTGAAGCAGAAGCTGTAGCTGACGAAGCTGAGGCAGTAGCTGAGGTAGCACTGTTGCTTGCACTGGTTGCTGAATTAGCAGCATTGGTTGCTGAAGTGCTTGCTGACGATGCACTAGAGGCAGCGTTAGAAGCTGAAGTTGATGCAGCACTAGCTGAGCTTGCAGCATTGGTGGCTGAGGTGCTCGCAGCACTGGCTGAGCTAGAGGCTGAAGAGGCTGAGCTAGAGGCACTGGATGCACTAGCAGCAGCGGCTGTCTCAGAGGCAGCAGCAGCTGTTTCACTTGCAGCAGCATTAGTCTCGGAGGTAGCAGCAGCAGCTTCTGAAGCAGCAGCAGCAATCTCGCTGGCAGCTGCGGCATCTTCAGACAAGGCAGCAGCAGCAGCAGCGGCTACAGCAGCATCAGCATCAGCTTCAACAGAAGCCTCAGAACCAGCAGCAGCGGCAGCACTGGCAGCAGCGGCAGCAGCTGAATCAGAAGCAGATTGCTCCAACTGAGTCAGCAATGAAATCTCAGAATCCGATGTGGCATTACCACCACCGCCTACCCCACGATAGATAGTCATAATTTATTACTTTCTAATCAATTCAAATGTGTTGATTAAATGGAAGACAGCTCCAGATTCAGCTTGTGCTCTAATTTGGTCACCTTCTTCCAAGACAACATAAGCACCGCCATCAAACTTGACAAACTGAGTTGCTGTTAAGACATAGTTATCCAAGACATTAAACTCTGTGTTAGCAGAGGAGTCATACCAAAGCAAATCAATATACTTGTTGTTGCCTGAGTGGTTAACAACATAACCAAGGTTCCACTTAGCATAGTAGCCAGTAGGAACTGTAAAGATTGTAGTCTTAGTTGTATTACTAAGAATTGTACCTACTGACTGTGGTCTAGATAACATAGTAACTACTGCCTCTATTAAATGCTGTCAGTCTCAGAATCAACAAGATTAGCATCCTTACGTGGACGGCCTCGTTGAGCCACTGGCTTAACTTCTTGTTGTTGTTCTTCCACCTCCGTGTACTCAGGATGCTCACGCATACTCTCAATATCATACTGAGACTTGAAAGTAACAGTGTTACCAGTCTTGTTACACTTAAAAGTTACACCTGCCATGTTCAATCTCCTTGTTCGTTACCTTAAGGAAGGCCCCTCTTAGAAGGGCCAACCTTAAGATGACTCAGCCGCTTAACAGCCGAGTCACTGTTTAGCTTACGCTATCAAGCTGCCAATGCGATAGCAACAGCGGCCTCATCACGCAACTCTTTCACACCGTAGAGCATATCAGCGGTGTACAGGGTCGAGAGGTACTCTTGCTTGTACTGGGTCTGCGAACGAACACCCATTTGTTCAGCCAAGACGAAAGCGTCTTTGTGGAACATCAAGGCGATACGAGCGTCACCAGTTGCAGTTTCGCAGTTGGTAGACACAAACACTTTCACGCCGTAAACGTCACCAATCTGACCGTTACGGATGGTGTTACCACCAGCAGCTTCACCAGTGAAGGACTGCTCAGTGAAACGAGCCAAGCCCATCAAGGTGTTACGAGCAACAGGAGGAATCACCAAGTAGCGACCATCCATAGGCACGTCAGCATCGTCCAAGGTCTGAATAACCTTACGGATAGCAGCATCAGTCAAAGCAGCTTCGTTGGAACCAGTGTAGTCGGTAGAACCGTCAGAACCGATCACAGCCTTGTTGTAAGCGATAGTGCCGTTACCGCCACGAACGCCACGGCCCAAACGCAACAAGTCGGTATCAACTTGCTTAGCCAAGGCATAACCAGCGTCAGCAGTGTAGAACTTACGCAACGAAGCCAAAGCCTGAACTTCAGTGATGTCTTCGATGAAGCGGCTGTATTCGTAATGCTTGTCGATCAAGACTTGCACTTCGGACTCAGTAGCTTGCTGCAAAGTCACTTGGGTTTCAGTAGCCTTCAACGAGGCAACGCCACGGCTAGGCTTAGGAATGTGCAACGTATCACCCTTCTTGCCCTTGAAGCTCATCTTGGTAACCAAGGGAGCCATGACCAAGTTGGACTTGTAAGCTGCAATTACTTCATCACTCCAAATTTCCTAAAGGTCTTTAAACCTTTTCGACTATAGCATCACAAGTAAGAGATAAAATTCTTTCTTGCGCTTTCTCACTTAGTCTGTGCGGGTCACGCTTCATTAGTTTCAGCTCCTCTCGAACGGCATCGAGCACTTCCTGTGCCAGCCTTGTTCCTTTTAGATTAGTCTCCATCCAGAGACAAAATCGAGCTTGTTCCTTCTTCAGGATCAGGTGATTGACTACGTTTCGCAGAACTGGGCAAGTCTGTTTATAGCCTGACAACGCCCATGTGGTCGAGTCTTGCCATTTATCATTCTTGCTGTCTCTGCCTGTCAAATGACCACCAAAGTTCAACTGGTTCATTTCCAGCAAAAACAAAGCTGAGTTAGCCATGCCAATGCGGAGCCGAGGTTGAACATAGAACTGTTCATTTACTTTAGTAGTGGCAAGGTCGATACAACCTTCGCCATCAATCAAACCTGCTAAATACTTCCAACTTACTCGCTTCATAATACCTCCTTAGTATTGAACTGCGTTTTGGTAATTTCGTGTTCCCTCTGATTAGCGGGTATTCCGCCTCCCAGTTATTTAGAGAAAGTTTTATATTCCCAAAATTTACATAGGAATGAAGGTTGCTGCACGGGTGTTGTTAACACTGTTAGTAGGAGAAAATTCACCAGCCATTATAATTTCCTTTCAGGATAGTATGAAAAAACAAAATTAAGATTTTACCCTCCCCTCTGCATATGCCAGCATGATTTCATCAGCTAAGGCAGCATAACGGTCAGGATTACGAACCATAAGATCAATGATGTCGCTTCTGCGGTACGTCTTACGACTAGCAGACTCACCAGAGCCTTTGGCACTACCAGTAGAAGCAGCTTTTACAGCTTGCTTTCGCTCGACCTGCTCAACAGCTTTGGTCTTCTCAACTACAGCTTGTCGCTCCTTATACGTACTCAGGAGTTCATTTGCAGCTTCAAAGTCATAAGCTTGGTCAGCTCGGACTAGCAACTCTTGACGTACCTTAGATTTACCTACCCACTCAGCAAAGCCGGGTGAGGTGATAACATCTTGGTAGTCAGGGTGAGCACTCTTCAAAGTAGCCAAGGCTTCTGCCTTACGCATATTCAAAGTTAGCTCTTCAGCAGCCTTTACTTTAGGATGCTTCTCGATAGCACGACTAATAGCAGCCTTAGGGTCTGCAAAGAAGTCTACCTCATCAACGTCATCGTCATTCGGGGCTTGTTGTTGTGTTTGTTTTGCGACGGCTTGGGCCTTGATAAAGTCGTCCACCACACGGCGAAGCTCACCAACTTCAGAACCTTGTCGTCCCAGAGCCTTCTCAGCTTCTTGATGCATACGAGCAATCTCTTTTGCACTCTTGCCTCGATACTTCTCAGGGATGTCATCATCTTCTTCTTGTTGATTAGGCTGTTCAGTTGCCTGTCCACCATCATCAACCTCAGAATGTCCTTGTTGGTCAAGTTCGTTTACGTCCGATGTATCATCGTCCTTATCAATGTCTTCGTCTAGAAAATTTGCCATTTGTCTTATACTCCGTGGTCATCTTTCATACCATTTTGGAAGAAAATTGCTGGTTACTCCCCGTGGGAGGCAGCTCGTTTACGCTCTTGCTGTAGCTTCTCAGCTCTCTTACGATCCCACTTCATTGCTTCACCGGGGAACGCCCCAGAGGTTCCATCCAGCCGCACATGAGGGGTACTGATAAGCCTTACAGCCTCGCTATCACACTCAGGGCAGGGTTTGCTCCTAATCTCGGAGTCCACAAAAGCCTCGTGAATGTGCCCATTACCGCATTGGAAATCAAACATTCTCTTCATTAGTCACCACCTTATAAGCATTTTCAATGCTATCTTGGAAATTAACCATACGATTGAGTACGTCTATCTGACCTTTGCGGTAATATAGATCGTTTGCATCCTTAACTGTCATCAGGTCGGACATGAGGTCTCTATTACCCTCCATGTCTTCGATAAACTGTTTCCAGCCTTCAGACGCAAACATATCAAAATATCGATCAAAATACTGTTGAGTGTCCTTATCCACTAGGGGGACTCCTTATTTAAATGTTACTGAACTGCATTACCCTTAGATGCCATTTGCATACGGGTAATTTCCATGTTACTGTCAATGTCTTTCTCTTTGAGCATAATCTCAGCAAGTTTGACTCGACGTTCAAAGTCCTTAGCCTCTGAATCCTCATCCAAGTTATTAGACAATGCTGAAATAACCTTGGCTTGAGCAATCTGAGGTTCAGTCTGAGCTTGAACCATAGCCTTCTGAGCTTCAGCAGCAGCCTTTTGAGCCTGTGCTTGCTTCAGTTGCATATCAGCTTGAGCCATGCCAACCTGAATCTGCTGAGCCATTTGAGCTTGTTGCTGTTGTTCAGGATTGGGTTGAGACATCTCTTCAATCTTGGCAATCAGTTCTTCACGATTAGCCAATCCCATGTTATCAATCACTGCTGTGACCAGTAATGGGTAGATTGGGCTATCTTGTCCAAGTGTCTGCAACAACTGGACCAACTGAGTTACCTCATACTCACGGGCGATAACACCCAAGGAGCTGTGAGGAACAAACTTGAAGTCACGAACAGGGTAATGGTCAGGGTCAAACTGCATATAGCGCCAAGCTGACTTCTGAACCAAAGGAATCAAGAAAGATTCTTGGAAGTTAATCAGGGTACGCTTGTGACGCTTGATGATAGCCCCAAGGGACATACTGACAGCACCAGCAGCAGCCTCACCATTGATAGAGCCGGGGATACCAGCAGCATCAACAGCACCTGTAGCCATTTGAACCATCTTCTGCAATTCACCTGCCTGAGCAAAGGTAACCTGATCGAGAGAGCCAAACTTAAATGGCATCATAATCTCTGAGGGATTACCGTTGGTAAGGATTGTCTTACCGGGGCGAATCTCAAACTTAGAACCCCGTGGAAGGCGAGTGGCATCCATAGCCATCATAGGGTGAACAGTCAATGCCAAGGCATCAATACGAGCACGAAGCTCAGCATCCAAAGCCTTCTGACTGTTGTAAGCCTTCTCACAGATACCTCGGCCCCAGAAGCGGTTAGGAACCACATCCCAAGGGAAGGCGATAACAGGACGATCCTGCATCATGTAAGGGTTTTCTTCAACCTTGAGCAGAGTACCTTCGTTACCGATGATGATGATAGCCTCAACGTATTCACCATCTTCTTCTGCTTCTTCAGTCTCTTGCACTGACATAGCTGACAACTCTGACTCATCGTCATCATTGTTCATCATACGTACAGCTTCATCAAACAGGTTCTTAGGGACAAGACCATAATACTTGGTCAAGCGAACCTTGTCCTCATCATAGGTAGCCAACTCTTTGTCAGCTTCAAGGTCTGTATCCTGAGCTGCTGTGCCAATGTCCACATCACGATAGACACCATCTTTCTGGGCCTTGTGAACTTGGTGAATAGGTACAAACTCATCAATAATCACACCTACAGCATCCTCAATGGAGGAAGCTACAGGATCAATCAAGAAGTTCTGAGGCAGTACAGGACGAACCTTAACTACAACCCGTGGTCGAATCTCAACACCAACAGCTTGCAGAGCACCGTCCATAATTGGCTGGGTTGCTGGCTTCATCTCATTGATTTCCTCAATGGTGATCTCAGCAATACCTGTACCATAGACAGCTGCGTTAAGCACACACTCAGCAACACCCTTACGAACCTTAGTCAAGCTAAAGTCCTCAAGCAACTGCTCTCGCATATATGCTACATCAGCATTGTCAGGGTCATTACGGTCATCCTTGATGTCAAAGAACCGTCCACGACCAAAGGTAGCTTCTTCAACCTCAGCAACAGCTGATTCAACAGCTTGCTGTGTTGCAGGACTGATGAGGCGACTACGCTCAGAGTCCCGCATCTTATCCTCAGCAGCCCAGATACCTCGCCAAATGCGGTAGTATTCATCAAACTTCTGTTGATAGTTGCTTTCGTAGTGATCCCGCCAGCGCTCAGATTTATCCATAATCCAGCCAGCTAAGGATGACTCTTTATAGTCATTCTCAGTATCGTACAACATTCTTGTGTTCCTTTACCATTTTTCCTTATTGGCCCAATACGCAGCTGACATCTTGCCTTTAGCAATGTTAGAAGCGTGCCTAGCTTTGAAAGACTCATTACGCTTAGAGCCATCAGGAGAGCCTGTAACCCCCTGCTGACCGAAGCGAATGGTCTTGATCTTATCACCCTCTTTAGCTACAACTACGTGGCTTTTAGTTGGGTGATTAGGTGTCTTCTTGGGTTTGTTATAACCACTGACACCAGCTTTCTCAAGCCTAGAGTCCTTCTTGGTAGCCATCACTTGCCCTTCTTAGCTGTTTTAGCTGATTCTTTAAAGTCTTTAGCTGTTGGTGCACCCTTAGTGCCCGGTTTACGCATCTTCTCACCACTGCCTTCAGCTATACGCTTACGCTTGGCATTGATGTTGGCATAGAGTCCTTGTTTCATATCAGTATCCACTCCATTCATCTAAGATTTCAGCTTCCTCAGATTCATAGTCAGAGGAGTAACTGGTTATAGCAAGCTGGTCAATGTAAGATAGAGCATCAACCAAGTCATCGTGGACACCAGCTGTAGGGAATAACAGCAGTTGTTCCTTAAAGTCCTCTAGGTCAGCATCCTCATTCAAGACAATACGACCATGCTCAAAGCGTCCCTGAAGTGACCAGACAATCCTGTCTGACTTCTTCCTGTTACCGTGAGTCAAGTCATGGATATGACAGAACTTATTGTACTTACGCATCAAGTCAGAGAGGTAAGGCAGTACAGCGTTCTTTAAAGCACCCTTCTCAATGCCTATAGCCAGAGGCTGATAGTCAGTGATTACCTTAAGAATCTTGTCAGCTGTCTCTTTGATGTCCCACCTGCCATGAATGATGTCCTTAACCCACCAAGAACCATCCTCATCATTAATCTTGACAATGGCGATGGCTGATTCGTCTAGCTTCTTCTTGATGGCTGAAGAGTTCTTAGCAACCTCCTCAAAACCAGCCAAGTCAACAGCTACAACGTAAGAACCAAACTTAGGCTCCTCACCTGTCTTAATCCATTCTTCTTTGAAGATGACCTGACCAGCTGTACTGAATGAAGCCTCAAATTCCTGCTTAAACACCAAGGTGCTAAGAGTCTTCTTAGCAGCCTCAATCTCTTTAGCTGGGATTGTAGGGTTATCCTTGGTTGTGAAGTGGAAAGACACCCACTCATCATCCTCACCCTTCTCAGCATACTGGTACAAATCATGGAACCAGTTACGCCCATCAGGGGAAGACACAAACAAGGCTTCACCTTGCAAGTCAGACAGTGCTGGACGGATAATCTTAGTCCAAGTTGACTCATCCTTGATAAAGGCTGCTTCATCCAACACTGCAAAATAAAGCTTCAAGCCTCGCAATGTGTCAGGATTCTCAGCTGATCTGATATGAATCTTCCTGCCTGTAACCAAGGTAATATCCAACTGGTTAACATGAGCAGACTTGATAATGTCTCTACCTTGGTCTAGAAGGGCATCCCAAGCAATCTGTCTAGCCTGTCCTAGGGTAGGGGCTACATACACAACAGCTGAGCCTTCAGGAGCCTCTAAAGCCTTTGCAAGGGTAAGCTTGATAGCTAGGTTAGATTTACCTGTACGACGACCACAAGCCAACACCTTAAAGCGATGAGGGTCTTGCCATACCTTTAACTGCCAAGGCAGTAGTGACCAATTAATTTCCATCTGAGACATCCTCCACATCTATAACGTCATCAGACCTCTGAATAACTGAAGGAGTACCCATTGAGCTAATGTTGATACTGATCTGAGGAACACCACCACCAGCTGACTTGGTAGCATCAAACGCTGATGCTGGGACAATCCTATCCATAACCAACTTCATAGCTGCCATCTGACCGGGGTGGCCATCACTAAGAGCTACCTCATATACCTTCTCTAAAACCTTGGCTGACTTAGGCGATGCTAACATACGCATCTTGTACTCATCTAAGATAGCCTTATCACCCTTAGGACGACCTACCCCTCTCTTTTCCTTAATCTCAGCAATGGCTGACTTAGGGGGTCTTCCACGCTTATTCCCACTTGGGTTAGCCATATCCTACTTCCTTTCAGTATTGTCCCTTATGGGTACTGTTATTAATTTTAGGATAGACAACCCTTACATTTACTTGTGTAACCTGTATATGAGTTCCTATCCACGTAGAAGGCATTTAAAGGCTTCTCTTGACCACAGGCAGTACACAGCTTGTGTGCCTTGGCTAAAGCCTTCCTAGTGCCTTCCCTCTTGTTCTCAGACAACTTCTTCTTGATAAGCTTCAACTCATCATGTAGATGAGCACTCCTGTATTCAGCTGTATTCTTGAAACTTAACTTCTCCTCAATAAACTTCTTCCTGTCTAGAAGTTCACCTACCTCATCTTGATTTAACATTGATACGATCTCCTTGAAAAAGACAAGATGTTTCTAGACACACGACATCCTGATAACGTGCTTCAAGCCCATCGCTGGGTGTCTATTGTTTATTATTTATAAGTTACTCTAAAGCAACTTATAAGTTAAAGTTCATTTATGTATTATTGTTATAATAAGTTATTTATTTTATGTACTAAGGGAAACCTGTTAACAGGAAGAATCTTGGTAAATATATACACCTATGTCTTCATGTCCGTTATGGTCTACCTTTTAAAGTCAGGCTCTAGAGTGGGGTCAGGCTCTAGAGTAACTTTAATGTCTGTTTTACCTGAGTTCTTCGATGTAGAAAATCCTTAATCTCTACAACAAGGTATATTTTAACATATTTTTAGCCAAAAGTCAAGTCTTTTCTATAATAACCCTACATTTTAGTCTACTATGTCTCTTTTATACAACACTCTTAGGTCTCTTTTTTCTTACTCTAAAGCTCCCTTTTCAAGGTGTCCTAGATGTCCTCTAAGGATTGTCTAATCTGTCCCTACTTTCTTCAATGGAATCAATGACTTAGGCTATACAGCCTACTTACTCTGTCCCTATTAATTATTCTTTAATTTTTCTTAATTTTACTCTTTTTTCGTACCTTCGGTACTGGTGAACTTCACTTTTTCCTTTTTGTGAACGGAAGTGCCTACACCAAAGTTCCTCCACCACAGTCCCCCTCCCCCGCCCCCTCCATCAGTCCATGCTTATATTAGTATATGCTTATATGTCTATACACTGATGCACCAATATAGTGCATACTTATATAGCCATGCACCAAAGTAGTGCATACAGGATTGTATACAAT